TGTTGATTTTGAGGCAAGATTGCCGGAATATCTGCGTAATGCACTTCATCCAGAGGTTGCAATAGCATAAAGCACTATTTTGTTAGCTGAAATATTGAATTTTCAAGGTGCGAAGCCCTGTTTAGGTGTGGGAAGTTTTAGTTAGTTAAAGTATAAATGAACAATCCACCTTTGAGTATTAGCGTATCCTCACACCCGGATTTTGATAGTTTTCTCAAAAATTCTTCCTGCACAAAAAGCTGCAAGCATTGCTGGTAGCTGATACCAGAAGCTTTTGCTTTATTTCTCAGCTTTGCCAGAACGGAAGCTGCAACATCTGCCATTACAACCACACTCCAATCAATTCTTTTACACGCGTTTGAACACGCAAAACTTTTGCATATTCTATAAGATTCGGTATATTCTTTTTCGGGTCTTTAACATAGCCCTGTACTGCTTTATTAAAAACCTCCTTATCCATCTTGTTCATATTTCGCAGCACATCGCAAATAGTACGGTCACGGTCATAAATGCGGACTTTGTGGAAATCAATTTCACCTTCGGTTTCGCCTAGCGTAACCAACTCTGACTCTACACGATATGCCTTTATAAACGGATAATCGATTTTTGTACGCCGCTTAGAGACATTTTTATCTATTGCAAAGTTCCATTCAGCAGGATTTCTGTCACTGTATCTATAATAGAATAGGGCAGTCTCCATACAAAGTACTGCATCGGGAAACAATCGATTGATAATGACAACTTCGCTTTCTCCATAATCTTGAGTCCAGTGATAGTAACCTCGCCTGACTCTTTCAATCAATCCTTCGTCTAAAAGTTGTTTTATATCTGCATAGTATAACTTTGAAGCTGTAAGTTCAGCAGTAGTCATAACATAATTATGACTGCTAAACAACATTCTCAGTGTCTCAATATCTTTATTCTGAAGCATATCTTCACCTCTATTTAATCGCCCTTAATCAGACCAACGATTGGGCACTTTACTATATTATATTTGATTTTTCTCTTTCAGTCAACAATAGCAAAGTGAACGCTTTTAATTATATCAATCAGGCAGTTTAGTATAAAATCTGCCCTCCGCTTTTTTAACCAGATAAAATATTAGTCAGCGAAAAGACAAATAGGTAAAAAAATAAGCGTACCACTGTTTTTATGATACGCTCATCATTATTAAATTACCTCAAAATGCTTCAATGCATCCTTTATCGCTTCCACTTTCTCCGCTGTCGGATGTTTCCTCGGCTGTTTCAATTCTTCTACCGCATTAGGAGCATCGTACATCGGCAAGCCTAAATCTCTCATCACGCTGCACGATCCGACCATCCTTTACTGGCATGATTCCGAAAATCTCTTCCCAGACATGAAGGTAAGCTACACAGGAGTGCCAATTCCACAGGTGCTTTATTCCGAAAACATCGATATGTCAGATTCCACGATTCTTGGCATTGAAAAGGTAACTGCTGACTGCTCGGACGAGGTGTTGTTTGCGGTCTCCTTTGATGACGGAGCGAGCTGGTGGAGCTGCATCAATGCTGTGTGGGCAAAGCTGTCCGAGGAGAAATCCGGAATGTCGAAGGCTGCTCTCGAAGCCATCAGTGTGGATTCCTGGGCGGAGAAAGCAACTACTGGACAGCTAAAATATCGATTTATCGTCAGCGGCGCAGACGGCTTTGTCAGATCCATTATAACCGACTATTTGAATGTGGAGGAATGATTATGCTAAAAGGAAAAACTGTAATTGAGCTTACAGATGTCCATACCGGCAAAAAGGAGCACTACGAAGACACAAACCTGGTGACGGAAGCCGCGATGGATGTTCTGAACTGCAACATTAAAGGAATGCTTTATAACGGCACCACATTTAATGGTTCCACTGGTGATGATTGGATGCTGCCGCTTAAGAAAAACATCATGGGCGGCATCCTTTTATACCAGAATGCACTTGAGGAGCGTGCAGACACTATCTATGCTCCGCTGGATAATCCGCTGATCGGCTATGCCTCGGATGATGCCAATAACACAGAGGATATCCGGCGAGGTAGTCGAAACCTCACCGAGAGCAAGGAAGTGGATGGCGGTTACCGCTTTGTCTGGGACTTTGCTACTTCACAGGCAAATGGAACGATTTCTGCTATCTGCCTATCCAACACGCTGGCCAGAAAAGGAACGCAATATGCCGGTAACTACATGGTCCGTATTGGAACCTGGTCAGCAAATGTTCAGGATAAATATAAGTCTTACTGTATGCGAGGAAATAAGCGTGTATATATTGGTGAGGGATATCGTTTGGAAATGACAACGTATTATAACTCCACCGAGGCCACGCTTCGAAAGATTCATGATGATTATCTTCATGCAGCGCTCGTTGATCGGCCGCTGACAAGAATGACCACGGAGGCCGATGAGGAAACCACGATTGAGCTGAACCATTACCCTTCCTACTACCACTACATAGGAGGACAGAAGGATGGAACGGAGGAACCATATAGCGACAATTCTGAAATCTGGAATTATCTGTATCATGGTGCTGACGGAAAATGGTATGGATTAGTCAGGCGAGAAAACCGTAAATATAGTCACACCAGCGGCAACAAGGACTACTACACTCACCAGGATTACGAGTGGTACATGGACTGTATTGACGGCAATAAATGCACCACGCAGAAAATCGTAGCTCCAAGTGGCATCAGTGAATTCTACAGCTTGGGTATGAGTGGAAAATGGCTCATGTGCTATACGGGCAATCAGGTGTATCGCATTGATACCACCAATGTGGCAAACATTGAGCTGGTACCGAATATCACCTATGTCTCGTCAACCATGTGGACCTATATCGTAGATGATGACATCGTGATCAACGGCTGGTATTTTTTGAACGGCGAGCCAAAGCTCTATGTACGAGATACGCCAGATGCAAGCTACGCATCCTGGGGACGAAATCAGATGGCGCGGTATAAAACATATGCACTTCGTGAATGGATTTTTCGGTCGAATGTCTACAATCTATACCGGGAGCTGTTCTTGATTACTCCCTACCTTGCTACCATCAATAACCTGGGCACTCCGGTCATCAAGACCGCAGATAAGACCATGAAAATCACATACACCATTACAGAGGAATGACTCTGTATCATTTCGGAATCAAGCATCTCATCACGAGGTGCTTTTTTCATACCCAAAATTCAAAGGAGGACAAACATTATGAAGGAATTCTGGAACACGATTCAACTTGCATTTGCAGCTGTCGGAGGATGGCTTGGCTACTTCCTCGGTGGCTGTGACGGTCTGCTTTACGCACTGCTCGCATTTGTGGTGATCGACTACATCACAGGCGTCATGTATGCAATTGCAGACAAAAACCTCTCCAGTGAAGTGGGCTTTAAGGGCATCTGCCGAAAGGTGCTCATCTTCCTGCTGGTTGGGATTGCAAATGTTCTTGATGTGCAGGTCATCGGTACCGGTAGTGTGCTTCGTACCGCCGTGATCTTTTTCTACATTTCCAATGAGGGTGTAAGCCTTCTTGAGAATGCAGCGCATCTCGGCCTTCCGGTACCGGAGAAGATCAAAACCGTTTTAGAACAGCTCCATGACAGAGCAGAAAGTGAGGATAAATAAAATGGCTTATACGAACAGCTCCTTGGTATCCTATACCAAGCTCAGTCCAAACCACTCTGGACAGAGAACCCATTCCATCGACCGAATCACGCCACACTGCGTGGTCGGTCAGTTATCTGCCGAAAGTATCTGCGGATGCTTTACCAGCCCTTCTCGTCAGGCTTCCTGCAACTATGGAATCGGCACTGACGGACGAATCTCCTTATGTGTTGAAGAAAAAAACCGTAGCTGGTGCTCCTCTTCCAATGCAAACGACCAAAGAGCCATCACCATCGAATGTGCCTCTGACATGTCGGAGCCCTATGCGATGAATGATAAGGTCTATGCTTCTCTTATCTCGCTCTGCACCGATATCTGCAAGCGTAATGGCAAGAAGAAGCTTTTGTGGCTTGGAGACAAGGACAAGACTTTGAATTATGCACCGAAGTCTGATGAAATGGTGATCACTGTCCATAGATGGTTTGCCAACAAATCCTGCCCTGGCAACTGGCTCTATGCCCGCCTGGGCGATCTGGCTGCAAGGGTTACTGCAAATCTTGGTGGAAGAACTTCCCCTACCGAGGGTACCCTTTATCGTGTACAAGTCGGAGCTTATAAGAACAAGGCCAATGCTGATGCCCAGCTTGCCCACGTAAAGGCTGCTGGCTTTGATACCTATATGGTACAAATCGGAGGACTCTATAAGATTCAAGTCGGTGTCTATCGTGAGAAAGCCAATGCTGACAACATGATGGCAAAGCTCAAGACTGCCGGTTTTGATGCCTTCATCACAACAGAATCCGGTACCTCTGTTTCAACGCTCAAATCCATGGATGAAATCGCGCGTGAAGTCATCCGTGGCGACTGGGGCAATGGCGCTGACAGAAGAAATCGCCTTACTTCTGCCGGATATGATTATGCGTCTGTACAGGCAAAAGTAAATGAATTACTGGGATAACCATCAGGGTCTATGAGGACTTGCATCCTTATAGGCCCTTTTTCTTTTTGTCTGCAAGGTGTATCAATGATACTTTCCTAACTTTTCTATAGACCTATTTTTATAGCCTATAGAGAAGTTTATACATAGACCTTGATGCACCTTGTCATTTTTATCCGCTCAAATCCATCACGAATCTCCAGGGGAAAGTGAAGAACTGAAACTGGAGGTACTTTTCATGCAGAAAGAAACAAAAGCAGTATTACAGGCAACGGATATCGCTTCTCATCTAAAGGCCGCACCGATATCATCCATCGAAATTCAACAGGATCACGACTACTTCATGGCCCAAAGAGCCAGCGAAGCGCTGCTCTCCGCTGGACTTATTTCCTTGGTGGAATTCAACAAATTGACGCAGCTAAACCGCGATACATTCTCTCCGATGTTCGTCGAGATTATGCCCAGAATCACTTGATATATGTGGCCTTTAGAGTGATGTATATACACTGACAAAGGAGGTGAATCACCATGAAGAAGGTAACCAAAATCGATAAAATCCAACCTTCACTGGCTTCGAAAAAGAAGCTCCGCGTGGCTGCTTACTGCCGCGTTTCCACGGATTCTGATGCACAGCTCGAAAGTCTGGATGCACAGAAAGAGCACTATAAAAACTACATCACCTCCCGTGATAACTGGACCTTTGCAGGGCTCTACTTTGACGAAGGTATCACCGGCACCAAGGCTGATAAAAGGCCAATGCTCCTGCGACTAATCGAAGATTGTAAAGCAAAGAAAATCGACTTTGTAATCACCAAGTCCATCAGCCGCCTCTCCCGAAATACTACAGACTGCTTGGAGATAGTAAGAACGCTTCTGTCACTGGATATTTCGATCTATTTCGAGAAGGAAAATATCAACACCGGCTCGATGGAAAGTGAGCTGTTTCTTTCCATCCTAAGCTCTATGGCCGAAGGCGAATCCGCTTCGATTTCCGAAAATAACAAGTGGAGTATTAAGAAACGCTTCCTGGATGGAACCTATAAGCTTGGCTATGTGCCTTACGGCTATCGCTGGAAGGACGGAGAAATCCTGGTGGATCCTGAGCAGGCTGAAATTGTAAAGCGCATCTTTCGAGAGCTTCTTTCCGGGAAAGGCACAGAGGCTATCGCCAAGGAGCTAAACCAGGAACAGGTTCCAACCAAGAAAAGCGGCCGCTGGACCTCTACCAGCATTCGCGACATCATCAGGAATGAAAAATACACCGGTGACTGCATTTTCCAAAAGACCTATACCGACAGCAATTTTAATCGCCACAAGAACGACGGCCACCTCGATCAGTACTATGTGCCAGATCACCACGAAGCAATTATAAGCCACGAAGATTTTGAAGCCGCATCAGCCTTGATTGAACAACGAGCAAGTGAGAAAGGCATCAAGAAGGGAAATGCTAAGTATCAGCAGCGCTATGCCTTTTCTGGCAAGATTATCTGCAGCGAATGCGGGAATACCTTCCGTAGGAGAATCCATTCCAGCACCTACGGGAAATACGCAGCCTGGGTGTGCAACACTCACCTGGAGGACACCAGCAGGTGCTCTATGCTTTATATCCGTGATGATGATTTGAAGCTGGCATTTACCACGATGATCAATAAGCTGGTCTACTGCCACAAGCTGGTCTTGAAGCCTTATTTGAAAGCGCTACAGGAAAACAGCGGAGATGCATCGCTTCTGAATATCCAGCAATTAGAAATATTGCTGGAGCAAAACACCGAACAGCGAGAAACCCTGCATAAGCTGATGGGACAGGGCTACATTGACCAGATTCTTTATACCCAGGAAAATAATGCCCTTCTCTCTCAGGCTGGCGAGTATAGGGACCAAATTGAGCTCCTAAATCGCTCCCAATCACTGGATGCCACAAAGGTATACGAGACGGAGCGCCTGCTACACTTCTGCGAACATGGAGAAATGCAGCTGGAATACAGTGAAGAATTATTTGAGCTATTCGTGGATCACATTGAGGTTTATAGCCGTCAGAAAATCGGCTTTGCACTTCATTGTGGTCTTATTTTGAAGGAGATGATTTGATGGGACACACACCCTTCAGTTACCGGATCGAGAATGGCAAGGCAGTGATAGATGAAGCTGCTGCCGCTCAAGTTCGAGACCTTTACAAGAATTATTTAAGCGGTCTATCCCTTACCAATGCTGCAAAGGAAGCCGGGCTCAACCTACTCCATTCTGGTGCCAAGCGCATGATGCTAAACAGGCATTACCTCGGAGATGACTTCTACCCGGCCATCATTGATCCGGCATCCTTCGATGCCGCCAGTGCGGAGCTTAGCAAGCGCTCTACGCAGCTCGGACGGAACGACCGCTATATTGCACCAATCATAAAAAGGCCAACTACCGCCTTTCGA